CTCAACCTTTCTACAACTTTTAATCGTGTAAACTTGATTGATGCCCACTGGGCTTTATTCAAATTGACCAAAATATCCTAAAATAATTCACCTGGGCCCGCCGCCGTCTCAAACATATCAAATGGTATCTTCGATATGTCCTGATAGACCGGGTCCACTAAATTCTTCCTCACTAGAGTATCCCAAGTGGGAAACCCTGAAACTAACTCCTCCACTGACAATCCGACCTGTCTTATCCTTTTCAAATCATCATGTCCTATTCTTGATTGCATTACTGCGTCTAGATTATCCAAATCCACCTCTTGTATGAGTTCTGTATAAAAGGTGTATAATCTATCATACGCATCTCTATTCGATGCGTACGTACCATAGGCATGACCAAGCACCGAGAGCATTGTATCTATTGCATCTCGCGGTCGAGTCTCACGCCCCCAGACCGCTCGAATCAAAAACTCTCTTGATTCTCTAAATGGTAAAAACTCTGGCTGACCAGGTGACGTTTCTGGATTCAAAACTGCTTGGTGTTTTAAAAACGTCGCCCCCATCTCAATCAGCCAGCCTGCTTTGGCAATCGAACAAAATGGTATTCCATCCTTCAAGTCTCGAATGAGAACGCCAAAGTGTCGCTCCATAAAATCTGCAAATGCCTTCCCCGAAAAGTACACAGCTCCCAATCCCTCTCCCTTCTGATAAAGATGATCATCACCGTACACTATCAGTCGAATAATCGTCAGAAGCTCCTCTTCTAATTGTTCTTGATCACACTCTGGAGCCATATGGGTCTGATAAGTACAGAACAAACAAAAATACAGTGCCATTATCCATGAGTCCATATGACTCGTATTAAATGCACCTGAGGGTACACCTCCATGGACTATTCCCCAAACATCTCCAAATAATCTAGTTATACGATTCAACATATTCTTCAAAAGAAACTTCGTTATCATCTCGAATATTGGGAAATCCTCAGCATTGGGGTCCATATGTATATTCATTGTAGAGAAATAAAGATCTATAAAAAAATCTCGAACAGACTGATCGAACATCTTCCCATCTCCTTCTACTATACTCTTGACGAAAGCTTTCGCCTTCGAAACTCCTAAGCAGCGAGCAATGGAATCCATCCCTCCTTTTGACCAGGGACGACCTACTTGAATTACATGTCCCCGCTCCTTCATATGACGTAGTTGTGACACTAAGCGCTCCAGCAAAATGTATATACCTGAGGGAATACAAAAAACTCGAACCTTACTACAAAATTTCAACCAATCTTCATCACTCATTTGCTTAAAAAAATCAAAGAAATTTTCATTCTTCGGAGGTGTATCCCAATATATACCCGGCTCCTTTCCTGTACGGAGATACTGGAGTATATCTGTTATATCTTGCTCAAAAGAATCTATTTTTTTCCCTTTCGGAGAAACTTTCACTTTATATGGAACCTTCAAAGTCTCATCAATTACCTTCTTCTTTCCTGGTGTGGTTCCATTACTAGCCCCTAGATACATCCCTCGAAGTAAATTCATCGAAAATTTTATATTCTCCTTTTCCGACATATCTATTTTCATCATACGGTACATATGATCTAAAGCTTCATTGAGATGCTCCAATGGGGGCTTAGGGCGATCTCCTATCTTTGGTCGAGCTATCTGTAATATAGCCTTTGAAAACTTTCTTGGCCATAAATCAGCCATCGCCGATACTACATGTGAACGGCCATTAGTCTGTCCGCACACCCAATGATACATTGATTGGCTCTTCAGCACCATATAAACCAAAGGTGCTATCTCATTCATCATTGGGTCCGGAGGATCATCTGGCGGTAGTGCTGGAGGGTGTGGATATTTCATACGCACCTTAAAATGTTTTGCGTCATCCCACACCCACTTCTTCATCAAAGGCCAGGTTATATACACACCTGGATTCATATGCCGAAGATAACGAATATCCGCACGCTTAAGGGCATTTAGCACTTGCGGATGAAGATCATATAACTGTATACTATCTGGCCATGTGGCAGGTGTATTGATGGGGGAATCAATAAGGGTAACAGTTGAGTTCTGTGGTAAAGATGCACGCAGAAACGACGTTTCTTCCAGAGGTAGCGTTGACGTCACCTCTCCCAGAGGGGTGAGTCGTGAACTATTAATATATGCCGCCGCATCTCGATACTTCTGCGTCAATGTTCCTTCATCAAATGTTGCTTTTAATCCCATGGTTTCTGCCGAAATCCCTTCCAAAACAAACGAACAACCACAATCCTCGTGGTGTTCGCACGACGCATTGGACAGCGCCACTCTAAAATTCTGCTTCATTTTATTTCCTCGGGTCAGTCGTCGAGCTACTGAATCTTTAAGCCCGGGACTAGTACGAATGATACGCTGCAAAGCAAAATGCTGAGAGTTACCCGACTGTAACGGATAACGTAACGTAAGCTGCT